GCCGTCGCGGACAACGACGTAGCCCGTCGAGCTACGGAGGTTGTGCGTTCGGTCGGTGTAACCGCTGCTGGCGCGAGCCGCGTTGACGCACATCTCACCGACGTAGTTCAAGTTGTACTCTATGACAGCGAGCTGTCGTTCGAGCTGTTGCTTGATGTAGGCTTCAATCCTGCCCTGCGGTGTGGTTTGCTTGATTGGCATGTCTGATAGTTATTTTCTTCAAATTTCAACGAGAGCGCATCTTCTTCGAGCGGTTGAGTAATTTATTGCCCAAGGTCGTTAAAGTCGCTCTCGCACAAATTCTCGCGTTTTCACATTGTCAGCCTGATTTGGCATACGGCTTCCAGCGGTTCGGCGTACATCAGCGAGAACTCTCCGAGGTCTTGCCCGTCGAGGGTGCGCAGCCTCACCTGCTCCGCGTCGAACGGCTGCTCGTCAATGAGCACCACGTAGGACGCTATGGTGAAGTGTTCGCCATTAGTTCGACCGAGGCGGTCGTTCCTGTTCGGTAGCCACTGGCACGGGATAGGCTCACCCCACTGCTCGTCGCCCTTTACTGGGAAGCCCGTCTGAGGGTCTATGCCGCCCCCTGTCTTGGTCTTGACCTCGATAGTTCCGTTCTGAATAATCATAGCCTGCTTCCTTTGTAGCCGTACACGGGCTTGTTCTGCAGTGCCTCCTCCTCGTCCATGAACTGGTCTTGCAGCGCACGTGCGCGGTTGCGCAGTTGTAGCCGCTGCTCGTCCGTGAATGAGTAGGACTGCCCACCTTGCGTGATGTCGGGGGCGAACGAAAGCCAAAGCAGGAGAGCCGCAAGAGCAAGGTTGAACGCCTTGCCCTGTAGCACCTCCTGCGTCGCTTCGCTGTCGAGCGCAAGCCCCCACCGCTCCGCTACCTCATCGAGGGTTCGTTGCGGTATGGGGTACATGCTAACACCCCTCAAGCTATCAAGTATTGTTGCAGCCATAGCTCGTCAGGCGGTTATTCGGTTAATCTTTCTCTGTCTTGTCTGCTTCAAGTACGTAGATACCGTCCGCGCCGTCGATAACGGGGATGCAGAGTGCCTGAGCTGCGGTGAACTCCTCAAGGGGGTCTGTCTTGGAGTACTTGGACACCAAGATATGGCTACCCGATTTCTGATAGTTCACAGCGGCGACAGGGTTGGTCTCCTCTGCCAGTGTGCCGTACACGAGGCGACCGACTACGGTGTCAGGAGTGCCGACGATGTTTGCCTCAGCCCAAGGCGATACGCTCTCCTTGGAGCCGTCCAGCTTCTCAACCTTGAACACGCTGTCCACAACGTGGAAAGTAGCACCGTACTCGTCGCTGAGGGCGTCGAGGAACGTGCGGCGACCTGGCACGGGGAGCAGGGTCTTGTCAGTGATGACGTGGTTGAGATAGGTGGCTGCGAGGAGCTTGCCTTGTTCGCTGTGTCGGAACAGGTCGAAATACTTCTTCGATAGGTACACGTGGAGAATGCTGTTGCCGTCGGCGGAAGCCTTGTCGAACAACTGCTGCACGTCGTCCTGCGGAACGTAGCCAGTAGTTCCCCACGGCTGCGCGGTTGCGACGAAGATGTTCTCGTCCTTGTAGCCAAAGTTCGCGCGGATACCCGTTCCCTGATTGCCTGCGTCCTCCGAGCCGTCCGCCACGAGGACGGAGCCAGTAGAGAGGGCAGTGAGGAACATGATTTCCTTGCGTACCTCTACAGCCTTGATAGCCTTTACAGAGTCGTCGAATACCTTGCTGGCAATGGTAGCCTCGTCCGCGCCCTTGGCAATCATAGTGTTGATGTCGGAAATGTCTTTCTCTCCCTTACGGAACTTCACTCCGATTTTAGGTATCAAGCCAGTCGCCTTGCTGATAGTGCTGCGGCTCTTGAGAGGCAGCGAGGAGTCCATTGACACCACGTCAGCGGCGACAATAGAGTGGTTTATTTCCGTAGCTCCCCAGTTCAGGTCGGCGGAGTATTCCTCCGTCAGCATGGTTTTGTGGAGCAGGGTCTGCTCGGTCGACTTGCCGTTGAATTTCTCAGTAATCTTGGTGATTACTGGACGGAAGTACTTGTCGATGTACTCCAAGAATAAACTTGCATTCATATCTGCTGATGTTTACTTTGGTTACTGATTAGAAAAGAAATTGGATATTGGGCAGTCCAGCCTTGATTTCCTCCGTAACTGGGTACGGGGAGGCAGCTGCGTTGACCTGTCCCATAGTCACGATAGCGGCACGTGGGTCTTTCTTGAGCACTGATACTTTCAGCACTCCGAGGTAAGACTTGCCCTCACCGAGGGTGTCATAAGCACTGCCAGTCACGCCGAGTGGCGAAACAGCCTTGGTTGTGTCGTCCTGCACGAGGATATGACCAGCCCGAATGACGTTCACGTCTGCTGCTACTCCCGACACGTCCAGCGTTCTACCGCCTGGAATGTCAGCCAGTGCTTTCACGATAACGACGGAGTCCTTGCCGCCGTCGATAAGGATTTGCTCCTTGTTCAATTCTGCAGTAGGCATAGTTGAAATCGAATTTTGGGTGAAACATTAAGTTGATTAGATGTTCAGCCTTTCAGCCACGGCTGCTGCCTCCTCCTCGGTCGCCTCTTGCGCTGCTCCCGACTGGTGGGTTGCGGCAGTGCCCTTGCCTCCATTGCCGAGCGGTCTGCCCAATACAGCACCGCGTGCGGATGTTTCCGAAACAATCGCCTCCACTTCTGCATTGGCTTCATCGAGCAGCGTCTTGAACTCATCGTCGGTGAGGGTGTCAACGCTGATACGGCTGTAGCCCTTGCGGAATTTTTCAGGCAGCTTGTCGATTACCGCTCCGAACTGCTGCTTGCGCGTTTCCGTCACACGTCCCTGTTTGAAGTTGGCGATTTCGTCGTGCAGAGGCTTCACGGCAGCAGCCACTGCGGCTGCTATGGTCTTTGCAAGGTCGTCGCCCCCTTGATTTGGGTCGGGCTTCGGGTCGGGTTCGGGTTCAGGTGCGCCCCCATCCACCTTCTTGCCGTCCTTCAAGCCGTGCTTCTTCTCGTAGTTGGAAACAGCGGTCTGAGTGGCTTCGGTAGCACGGCTGTCGCCGTAGCTTTCCAACACCTGCTGAAATGTTACCCCGTCAACGGCGGTCTTAACCTGTTCAGCGGTCGTGACAGTCTTCGCCAGCTTGTCGGCTATCCTGCCGAGAATTGTCGCGCTGACCCCTGCAAATTTAGTTGTCAACGCCTCCAAGATTTCCTTTCTCATATCGATATTTGAATTAAACTGTTGCTGTTATTTGCAAAAGTACAACAATTTCCCTGATGTGATTACAATAAAAGCACAAAATCTGCAAAAAAATTTGCTTATAAGATGTTAAGAGCCTGCTAATTAGGGTCATTTTTTAAGCCACTTTCTGAATTGGTCGGAAAAAGAAAAAATAAACTTTTCAGTAATTTTTTTCGGAAAAAAATTTGGTAGATTGAAAAAAACACACGAACTTCGCGGTGTGATTACTTGATAATCACTTTTACAAACCTCAAAAATGACAGTAAAATGAAAAAGATGACTTTGAACTACAGCACTCGCGAAATCAACCGCAATTTCAAGATTAAGATATACGGCGTAGTTGACGGAAAGAAAGTGAACACCCTCGTAGGAGTGAGCGGTCTTGTTCGTATGCTGGACGGTGCGATTGACCTCATCAACCGCCTCCTCGACCGCGCTTTCCGCGGTATGGGTGACAAGGTGGAATGTAAGCTCCGCCGTGGTATCAAGGTGTCTTTCTACGCATGCTAAACAACCAAATAATATTCATACATGAAACCAGAAGAAATCATAATCGGATGCCGATACAGCATTTCAGGAGACTTGCAGAACGGCTCGTTTGTCACCCATGATGAGGTGACAAGGAAAGTGACCAGAGTAACCGACAAACACGTCATCTGCGAATGCGGGAGGCGGTTCATCATCAACGACAATCTCAAAATCAAGAAGTTCAATTTTTAATATTTCAAAATTATGGCAACAACAGCAGCAATTGACTTTCAGCAAGGTCTGAACCAAGTGGTAATGAACAAAGTGCAGTCAATGATTGACGGCAAGGCAATGGGCGTACAGGCAACCATGGAACGCCTCGTGAATGAAGGCAAGATTGCCCAGGACTACATCGCCCCTCTCGGCGTGAACCTCCGTGCGAAGCAGCACGACCCCGTGATTACTTTCAACGGTGAGCACGGGCTGATGATGAACATGCCCGACGGTCAGTTCTCCCTCCACGCCAATGCGGTTGGACAGCTCGCCGACCGTATGGGCGTTCCCCAGCGATACCTCCGCACCCTCGCAGGCGGTGAGGAGTGGCAGGTACTCCTCGCGGCTCAGATACTCAACGAGCACAGCGTATGGACGCAGCGCAGCCGTGTACTGGTGCGCACCGTCGGCAAGCAGGTGAGAGGCGTTCTCTCCGACAGCTACCGCCGCCTGAACTCCGTCGAGATACTGACCGCGTTCGTAGAGGAAGCCTCCAACCAAGGAGCGGTTATCAGTGACGCATACATGAACGACACCAAGGTGTGGGCTGAGACTATCCTGCCGCAGCCTATCGTAGTGCCCACCAAGAACAACGGCGACGTGGTTATCTTCGCAGGCGCACGCTTCTCGACCTCGGACTACGGCGACGGCGCAGTGGATATGAGGGCGTTCCTGCTCAACGGAGCCTGCCTAAACGGTATGGTGCGCGAGAGCGTCATGCGTCAGATGCACCTCGGAGCGAAGCTCCCCGACAGCCTCGCCCTCAGCCAGCAGACCTACGAGCTTGACACGCAGACCACCGTATCAGTCGTGCGCGACCTAACCCGTGGGCTGTTCCTCCCCGAGAACATCAAGGAGAAAGCCTACGAGATACAGGGCGCGTCAGAGATGGAGGTGGACTTGGAGAAAGAAGTCAAGAAGCTGACCTCGAACGGCTCACTCCTCAAGGCGGAGGGTCAGGAAGTGGAAAAGCTGCTGATGAAGAACGACCCAAACGACGGCGTACAGGGAGGCTCGACGCTGTGGAAGCTCACGCAGGCTATTACAGCTCACGCTCGTACCCTCACGCCCGAGCGCAGCCGCGAGCTACACGAAATCTCTGGCGCACTGTTGAGCCGAGTAAAACTGAACGCATAAATATTAACCGCCCGCCATACGCCCGTGAAAACGGAGTGTGGCGGGCATAACATTCAACCATTTATGGCACAAGACTTCGAGTTTATAGAGGACACAAATAATTATGGGGTTCTTGATTACAAAAACGCCCATACGTTGGGGCGATATCGAGAGCTTTGCAATGAACGCAGCAAAGTCGATGTAACAAAATACGATTGCTTCTTTGCTTTTTCAAACGAGCAATTTGCAAGGGGGCTTAAATCAATCCGCCCGTTACGGGAGGGCGAGAAACTCGTATCAATAGGGGCAGGCGGATATGGAACAAAAGATGGGGCAAAACGCCTGTTTGAGTTCTATGACACTATCAACGACAAAATTCGGTCCGAGTGCAACCCGCAGGAGGTTTACGTCTATGAGTATAACGACCATGAGTGCTGTTTGGATTGGGACGGGGACTTGAACGCTATCCGAATAATATCCGTCATTTGGGGCGATGATGTTGCCAGAACAATTAAACGGAAAAGAGGGTTCTGCGACATCGAGAAATTGTTTGGTTCAAATAACGGATAAATAACAATATGCGTCAGGTGATGTTTATACGGTCGTATTCGCTCGTATGTTCCGTATGCGGATTGTACGGGTGAATACGACACTATACGAAACATACGAGAAGATACTGATACTGTTACTATAACTGTTACTGATACTGTAACTGATACTGGGAATAGTATAACCTACTACGTAGCTTATACATGGATTCATTAAAATAAACCCCCTATAATCCCCCTTTGGGGGACTGGCGCCTCCTCTACAAGGGTGGGGCGATAGGAAAAAACCGATAGATAGCGATATGGCAAAAAAAGCAATTCAAAATCAGGGCGAGGCTCGTGTTCAGCGGTCACGCCGTCGTAGCAGCCGCCACGAGACAGGAGGCGGAGGCGATAGTTGAGAACGGGCTGCGCGCCCTGCTCGGCAAGGTGGAGGCTGACCCCTCCGTCGAGGAACGTATCAAGGACTGGAAGTTCAGCACCCACGCCGAGACGACCGTAAACAGGAAGGAGGACAAGTGATGAGTAGGGAGGAGACAATTATTCGGGTGTCGTTCCACGAGGCTCCGCTGGCTCACCAGCCGCAGCGCAGGGACTTCTATTTCGGCTGCTTGTCGGCTATCTACGAGGTGTTCACGCCCGAACAGGTGGGCTGCAAGGTGCAGAACCTTTGGAACGCCAATATCAGGGTAGGCAGTCCGTATGTGAACAGGCTGTGCGTTATCAGCCGCGAGCCGTTTGTCCGAAAAACGCGAGAAAAGCCCTCTCGCACAAGCAAAAAGTTCGGGCAATAAATTACTCAACGGGAGCGGAAAAGTCCGTTCTCGTTGATTTTTGATAAAAATAACTGGTAATTTTGCATCAAAACTACTTCGAGTATGGCACAGACAGAGTTCTACAAGAAAAACGAAGCCGACAGGGTGTGGTGGGTCGACGACCCCGAACACGTCGGGCAGCTCCGCTTCTCGTTCGACAGGCGGAAAGTGTACAACCTTTTCGCGGACTATCCGCACAAGCTCACGCAGGAGGAACGGCGCATCTTCGACGCTGAAAATCCCTACTGGGTTGAGTTCTTCAAAGACAGGGTGTAGTGCCTTACTTGGCACTCCCTCCCTTGCCTTTCATCTGCTTGCTGGCTGCGGTATTGACATAACCCAGCATAGCCCTCAAATCCGATATTTCCTTGAACTTGTCAAGCTCAATCAGGAACGTACTCGATGTATATTGGGTACGTTTTCTTGCGCTAAATCGGTGCTTCAACACGTCGTCGTCGAGCTTCTTGTAGCCGTTGCTGGTGGCGGACTGCAATTCGAGGTACTCGTAGCCGCCAGCGGTCTTCCTCACGACGGCGGCGTGACCGCCCGTGATTAGTATGTACTCCTTGCCATCGGACATTGTCGCCAGCAGCTTGTTCGACAGTTCGTAGTCGTTCTTGCCTACCTCCTTGACACCGCCCACTGCGTCGTTTATCTTGTCCCAAGTAGTACGCAGGGAGAACGTAGTCTGGCTCTGCCCTCCTCGGAAGTCCCGTACCGACAATCCGCACCTGTTGCCAACGAAAGCGAGGCACAGCGAAGCGCACGAGCCAGCGGTCTTGTCGCCTCCTGCTACGCGCTTTACAATGGAGTCCAGCGTAGCCTCTCCCGACAGCGAGCGCACGGGGACACGGGCTATCCCTACGGCTTTCAGCCCCTTGATAAGCTCCTCGAATTTCGCCTGCTTCTGCACGTTGGCGACGGGGGTAACGTACTTGCCGTTGTCGCGCAGGAAGTACGGCAGCGACTTCGCCCGTGCCATTCGGTCGCGGTTGTCCTCCACCCACTTCTTGAACTCCAGCGGCACGTCCTCCACGCGGTTGACACTGTTGCCGTCCAGCGGCTCGCCAGCCATGATACGGGCGTTGTCGGCGAACACCTCCTCGGGCGTTTTCAGTATCGAGAACGTGGTGCAGCGGCGCAGCGGATGCCAGCCCGTGAACTTGAAGTCCTTGGGGTAGCAGCCTCTGCCCTTGGTGGCGTTGCTTCCGAGGGGTGCGCTCAACTCGTCGCAGATGTCGTAGAACGGAACGCCATTCAGGGTGTGGTTGTTCGACAGCTCGATGCGTATTCCCACGACGAAGTCCAGCTGCTGGTAGCGTTCGTAGTCACTCGTGCGGTAGGCGATGTTGGTCTCCGTAGCCGCGAGCCGTCGGGCGTTCTTGTAGCTGGAGCGGTACACGCCCCTGCCTGGGTGGTAGGCTTTCGCCGCCTTGGAGAGTTGCAGGTTGCCGTACTTGTCCCTGACCCTGCGGAACAGCTTGTGCGGCTCACGCAGGTAGGAGCGCAGCCGTTGGCTCAGCTCGTCAGCGTCCAGCCCCTCGCCAAGCCCTATGTCAATGCCCATCTCGATTTCGTCCTTGAACTGGTCGGAGTACCGCCACACGCGGTCGGAGAGGTTCAGCCCGTTCTCGCGCCTTGTCTTGAACGCTGCCTGCGCCTCCGCATTGTTTGTGTAGTACGCCCTGCGCTGCTCGGGCGAAAGCTCCGAGACGTTCACCCCGAAGTAGTCGTCCGCCAACGCGTCGTTCTTGTCGTTCCCGAGCTTCCAGCCGAGGTCTATGCCATTGAGGACTACCGTCTGCACCCCGTTGCGCATATCACGAAGGAGGCGGCCAACGCGCTGCTTTGTCATCGGGTAGTCGTCGAATGAGAACGGCTTCTGCCCGTCAACGGACACAACGGAGGCTATCAGCGCAGCCTCGCGCGAGAGTTCCTTGAACAGCTCGTCGATAGCTCGCTGAACAGCCGCCATGTTGCGCTTGTTGCGGGCGTCCCACTTATTCGACCTTGGTGCCATTGGTAGCGCGTTTTTCGAAGCGTTCGCACTGCGGGTCTTTCAGGAACTTGCAGAACTTGCCGTTCTTGGACTTGTCGTCATAGGGGCAGCGGCAGAGTATCAGTGAGCCGTCGTAGGCTCGTCCGCTCCAGTCGTAGGAGTACACACAGTCACGGCAGGTGTACTGGGGCTTCTGAGGCTCTTTCTTGCGCCTCGCAGCCGAGGTTGATGTTTTTCTTGTAGCCATAGTGGTAAGTGTTTATAGGGTTGGTTCAAATGCGTTCAGTGCCTCGTCCTCCGCTATCTCCTGCAGGGTCTTGTCAACGTCGGTCGAGTGGCCGTACATCTCGATGCTCTCGCGGTGGCTGATGAGCGGCTTGCCGCCGTTGGCGGTGGTGAGGTTGGTGATGGTGTCTTTCTCGTCCGTAATGGTGAACGGCGTGATGACGTTCTCAACGGGGAGGGCGTCGATGTCGGCGTGGTATGAGGTAGGGAGCGAAGCCTTGACAAACGCCTTGACCACGTTCACCTCGCGGTCGTAGAACTCAATGAACCTGCCGCTCTCGTCCTTGACTTTCAGTTGCGCGTCTATGAACAGCTGCTTGCGGCTCTCACCGCTCATAGGGTTGGACTTCATACTCTCGTAGCTCCAGTCGGGTAGCTGCAGCTGCGTGAAGAACGACTGGCGAAGCTCCGCCACGTAGAACTTGAGGTTCTCCACCGCCTGCTGCCAAGTGACGTACTGCGCCGTACTGCCTTTCGGGTACTGCATGATAGAGCGGAACTCGCGGTCTTGGCTCTGCTCGTCGCCGTACTGTATCTGCTCGTCTGCGAACACGATGAACACGGGCTTGGAGTTCTTGCGGAGGTAGTTACCGTTGCGGCTCAACGCCCACTCAATCTCGAACACGATACGGCTGGTGTCCTCCCAAATGGGGGTCGGTCGGAACGTGTACACGGCAGGTATCTTGCCGAGGGCGTTCACCTCGTCCTCCATTACCTCCCAGCCGCTGTTACGTTCGTTGCTCCACTTGATGTGGCGGTCTGCTGTGTAGGCGTCGAAGTAGGAGACGGTCTTGCCGAGCTTCTTCCGCGTGTAGCCGACGGACAGGGCTATCATATCCCCGTACTCGTCGAACAGGGGGTACAGCTCGTCGCCCAGCATGGGGGAAAAGTTACGGCAGCGCATCTTCAGGGGCGAGTTGAAGCCGTAGATGTTGTTCCGCTCCTCGACGGCGTACCATAGGGTCATTACCTCGCACCCAGCGAACAGCATATTGCACCGCTCGATGTTCACGCTGTCTATGCGGTTGCGCTCGTAGATTTTCTCGATGTACGCCGCCACCTCCTTTTGCCGCTCATTCTCGGGCTTGTACACACGGCGGACGGGAATACCAGTAATCAGCTCGGTCATACGCTTGGTAGCGAGCTGCTGGAGGTTGCAGGTGATACGGGTCACAAACTCAACCGTGCCGTCGTCGTTGGTGATGTCGGGGTACTGCGCCTTGCACATTACGGGGTGCTTGCGTGGGTCATACTCGTGCAGCAGTCCGCGCCTTCCGCCCCACGAGGGGACAATGACGGACTTGTCTTTGAGGGCTGCTATCATAGCTGCTGGTGTCAGCCCTGAATTGAGGATTTCGTCTATAGTCATACCTGTAGAAATTATTGGGTTGAACAATCAATACACTTGTCGCGACAGACGCTTGCGGTCTATCGGCTTGAACGGGTTGCTGATATGGTAGTCCACCGCATAGCAGAGGAGGTCAACGAACTCGTCGTGAGGCTTCGACGGGAAGCCGCAAATTTCATCCTCGAACGCCTCGTTCCACGCCCCGTCAACAAGTATTACACGACCGCTCTCAACCGTTGGCGAGGCGGCAAATAAACGTGTTTCCTTGCTGTCTTTCGGGGACTTCGTACACACTACGTTGAACGGGGTGTTCTCTTTCAGCTGGTCTATCACGGAAAGCCCGTTCGCCTTTGGCTCAATGCGTATTGAGCTGCTGGCTGAGTAGCCGTGCTCCGTGACATACGGCGGTATGAAGCGCAGCAGGTCGGGGAACTTCATATTGACCTTGTGGGCGTGGGTCACGTAGAGGTCGCCTCCTATCTTGCAGGTGGCAATAATGCCCGTCGGGTCGTTACTGGTCTTGTCAGTGTAGGCGGTATCGAGGAAGAACACCACAGGCTCGCTGCTGTGTATGCGCTTGAAGTCGTGCGGCGAGACGTGCTTGAACCAGTCGCGCTTGACGATGTTACCGCCTGCGACGGTAGGACGCTGCTGGTACAGGGCTGCGAACGTCCTCGGGCTGCGCTGCTCGGTGGCGGTGAGCCGTTCGAGGGAGTGCCGCTCCTCCCATAGTGCCTCTCCGACCTCACGGGGGTCTTCGGGCAGGGTAAGGTCTTCCCGTATGGCAGGTATTCGGATCACCGTCCACTTGTCCGCCTCGCGGTCGAGGAGCCGCCCTGCCAGGTCGTCCTCGTGCCAACGGGTCATAATCAGTATCTGCTTGCTCTTGTTGTGCAGACGGGTGAGGAACACGTCGGTGTACCAGTCCCAGTTGCGGTCGCGGTAGGTCTGCGAGCCAGCCTCGATAGCGTCTTTGACAGGGTCGTCGATGATACCCAAGTCCACGGGCGTACCCGTGAGCGAGCCGCCCACGCCGACAGCCTTGTAGAAGCCCCCGAAGCCCACTGTCTCGAACAAGTCCACGTTGCGCAGCCAGCCCCTGCGCGCGTCGTTCTTCACGTTGCTGTTGTTCAGGTACGTGTTCGGGAATACGGAGGCGTACTCGGGGCTGTCTATGGTGCGCTGAATGGAACGGGAGAACTGCTGGGCGAGGTCTGCGGAATACGAGCTTCCGACAATCTTCATCAGGGGGTTGCGCCCCAGTACCCAAGCAGGGAACTTGCGGCTGACTATCTCGCTCTTGCCGTGCTGGGGAGGAACGAACAGCATTAGGCGGTCAGTACCCAGCGTCCCCTCTATGAGCTGCTGGCACTTTTCCGCGATGAGCGTATGGAACCACTGTCGGCTATACGAGGGCATAGTGTAGTCGAGAAACACGGGAAAACGCTCCGCCGCGCTCCTCCTGTGCAACTCCCTTTCCAGTTCCAATTCTCGCATTGCCATATCGTAGTCCATAGTTCGTCCATCAACTGTTCCTGCTTGCCCGTATCTTGTCTATCTCGGCTTGTATCTCCTCCTCGGTCATCTTCTCGGCAGGTATCAGCGGTGTGCCGTCCTTGCCCGTGACCTCGGTCTTGGTAGCTGCGTACAGCCCGAGGAGCTTGCGCCTCTCTGCGAGCTGCTGGCGTATCTCCGCAATGTAACGGGGGTCGCCCAGCCCAACTACGTTCTCCGTGGTATTCTCGCGCTTGACGGTCTGTATCTCGGACTGTTCGCCTACTGGCTGACCGTTGCCGTTCGTGACGGGTACGGGAACGCCGACGCGCTTGTTATACTCACGCACCCAGTTCTCCTTGCTCTTGTCCCACTGCTCCCATAGCTCGCACACCGCGTCGTCGATACGTTCCAGCTCCAGCTGCAGACGCTGGTCAACGTCGTTGATACGGAGGCTGCGCCACTCGTCGAGGAGGTCTTGAATGTCCCTCCAAATGGTACGGGTAGAGCAGGTGGTGTTCATACGGCTGCTCACCTCCGCCGCTATCTTCCTTATGCTCCAGCCGCGCTTGTACAGGTCGGCTACTATCAGCATCCGCCCCTGCTTGATGTGGTTTCGTCTTGATGTGTTGCTCATAATGTTCTCTCCTTGTTGTAGGTGTAGATGATATTCCCGTTCTCGTCCTTGCCCGACGGCTGCATCACGCCCTCGAACATCTTGTACGGGCTTTGTCCTGCCTGCGGATTGTTCCACAGCCAGCGCATATACTCAGCCATACTCATACCGTAGAACTGGGCGCGTTTCTCGGAGCTGTTGGCGTTGAAGCCGACTGCCCGTCCCCAGTCGTACTGGTGCAGGCTTTCGATGTCCGCCTTGATGTCGTCCCAGCGCACCGAGCCTTTCGCCTTGGCTATCTGCAGAGCCTCGCAGAACTGCCCCTTGGAATAGTTCCAGTCAGCAGGCAAGCCGCAGCACGAGCCGTTGCAGCACAGCTCCTTGAAGTGCGCGTCGGACACGTAGAAGCGCATACCGAGTTCCTCGCAGAGGGCTTGCATATTGCGTATGAAAGGTGCTTTCACCTTGCGGTTGAGACGCAGGTAGCCCTGAGAGACGCTGTATTTGATGTAGAACTGCATGAGGTCGAAGCCGCACAGCTCGTTGAATACGGGCATCCAATCCTTGAGGGTCTGCGACCGCCGCTCTACGCAGAAGAACTCCGTTGAGAGAGCCGTTGCTCCTCGGTTGCCAGCCTCCCGTATCAGGTCGAGGTAGGTCGGGGTCGATACGCCGATGATGAACGGGCGCAGGCGCAGGGTAGCCCCTCCTGCGTCAGCCTCCGCTATGCGTTCTATAGCCTCCAGCCGAGCCAGCGGTGAGGGAACGCCGCGTTCTATGCGACGCGCTTTCGCCTCGTCGAGGGTGATGATTGAGAACTTGAAATTCCAGTTCTTCTGCCCCCGTACCAGCTCCATGTAGCGTTCGTCCTGCGTCCACCACGTAGCCTTGGTAGAGAAGCACAGAGGGTAGTCTATCTCCTTGAAGAAGCGCAGCAGCTCGAGGGTCACTCCGTACTTGCGCTCGAAGCCGTCGAACTGGTCTGACAGTCCGCCCCACTGCATCACGCGGCGTTGCTTGATGTACTCAGCGAACTGCCCTGCGTGCTCGTCGGGGTGCAGGAACATCTGCTTGATTTTCTTCACGTTCACGGGGTTGACCTCCTTGGCGAGGTAGTGTTCTTTCGCGCCCCCGATACCGCGCTGGTACTGGGAGAAGCAGTAGATGCAGCCGAATGAGCAGTTGCTGTAGGTGTCGAACGTCATCGGCATAGAGCAGTCGGCTATCTCCGCAGTCCATCTTGGTGATTGATAATATGCCATAGTAGTATGATTATTTGATTGTTATCTCCATTTCGTAGTCGCTTCCTTTCACGTCCACAATCCTTGCCCCGAGGTGCAGCCAAAAGCCGTGAGCGTCCTCGTTCATAGGGGTGCGGAACGTGAGCTTGTACAGCCCGTTCTGCTTCATACGGGCGAGCAGGTCGAAAAGCACCTTGCGCCCCATTCCCGTGCCTTGGTATTCCGTGCGGACGGCTATCTCAATGAGGCGGACGTGGTCGCGGCAGCGGTTGGCGTAGTAGAACGCGACGGGCGTATCACCCTTGCTCCACACCTTGCTCCACACCTTGCCTCCAGTAACGTAGTCCAGCCTGCGGAAGTAGTTGTACGACTGCTTCGCCACGGGCGAGCCGCAGTTGTAACAGATGTCCTTCACGGCGGCGTCGTTGTAGTCACTTGTTGTCATTGCAGCACTCCTCCTTTCCTATCGCTTTCAGTATGGCGGTCAGTTCCTCCTCTATGGTGGTCTGAGCCGTGTTGAACTGCAGAACCTTGACCCCGATAGACTGCCACTTGCGAGCAGCTACCATAGCCTGCCTCTGCTTGGTTATTATCTTGGGGAAATTGCGCTTCCCATTGCCGTACTTGCCGTTGCTGCGGCTCGTCAGGCGGTCGTATATTGTCTTGCTGTCCGTCCACAGGCTCACCAGCAGGTGGCGGTCTGCCTTGAACATTGCGTTGGTGAGGTTCAGCCCGAACGTGTTCATGAAGCTGCCCTCGCAGATGATAGTGTCGGCGTTCCTTAGCCCCTCCTCCACGACGGCGGCGAGGCGTGATGTGCAACTCGCCCCGTTCTCGTTGGTGATGCGGTCAACGCCACCGAAACGTGTAACGCCGTATTTCCCTGCGAGGCACACGCTCCCCTCTACGCAGTAGGTCACGTCGTTGGTGATGCGGTCAACGCCACCGAAACGCTCGATGAGTGCCCACGCGAGAGCCGACTTTCCGACGGCATTTGTGCCAGTTATGAATATGCAGGTTTTCATTGCTTGTACTCGTTCAAAAATCGTTTGTCATACGTCTCAGCCCTGAACTGCCAAAGGGGTAGCCACGACACGCCGCCGCCAGCCCGTTTGCCCGTCGAGGACTGCAATTTCACTATCTCCCTGCGCATACGCTCGATGTAGTAGCCGACCCAGCGGCTACCCCGTAGAACGTGCTTCTTGTAGGCGCAGAGGGTTGTTTCCACGCTCCACAGAGTCTTGTGCCTCGGGTTGATAGGCAGCTCCTGAATACGGTTCACGATGTAGCGCAGTCCGCTGTTCAGTACGGCTATGGTATCTTCGGGCAGGGTCTTGCCCGTGCGCCCCGTGTACGCCTCGTTCTCCAGCCCGAGGGCGAACACAAGCCCGTTGCGGCTGCTCTCCGCCTCCCGTATGTCGAACTGCACCCCGATAGGAATGCCGCCGATGTTGTACAGTAGCTCCGAGTAGAGGAACATTGTAAAACGCCCGAACTGCGCCACGTCGAAGCGGTCGAGCAGCAGGGCGTACCTTTCCGTAGGCGTTTGTCCCTCCGCCAAGAGGTTGTGCAGGGCTTCCGCTTGCAGGTCGCTCCCTCCGCTCCACTGCCGTATGTGCTGGCGGTAGCTCTCGAACACGCCCACGAACTGGTTACGGCTTCGCACCCACGCGCGGTCTGTCTGAAAGATGAGCTTGTCGCGGTTTGCAGTCCACCACCGCTCCAGCCTCGGCACGTCCACCGTCTGATAGTCGGGGAACTCGTTGTACATGAAGTACGTCGTCGGGACGCAGTAGTTGGTGCTGAAAAGGAAGCACAGCCACAGCCGCTGCTCCTCATTCAGCTCGTAGCGGTCGCACAGGTAGCGTATAGCCTCTATCTGAGGGTCTATGTCGAGCGCGCGGCTGCTGTCCACGTGGTAGCGTATGTAGTCTGCAATCCTGTTCATAGCTTCATAATCTTGTACGGGGTCACGGGAACGCCCGAGAGGGTGTCTAATTTTGCGCGAGAGGCAATATCACGGGTCGAGGCAATAAAGTACCCAGCCGAGGTCTCAAAAGCCCAAAGAGGGCGTTTTTCGTTGCGCAGAGCATACATATATGGCGAGCCGTCAGCCTGCACCCCGAGGACTATGCCTGCGAACGAGGCTCCCGTCTCCCTGCCGATGCGTCGGAACGGGTCGCCAGCGAGAGCGTCGAGCAGCACCAGCTCCCCGTCGTTCTCCGACCGCAGGGTGTAGCCGCTGCGCTCCTCCATCTCCTCCTTTGTCCCCATATCCACCGTGCCGTTGAATACGAGGGCGACGCCCTTGTCTGCGTACACGATAGGCTGGTTGTTCTCAGGAACGAGGTAGTCGCCGCTTGTGCAGTAGCGGTTGTGGAAGATGATGCGGTCTGGCAGGGGGTCTGGGATAGCGTCCGTTACGGCTGCATACGACACACTACGGACGTATCGCAAGCGTCCGCCCGTATCAATCCAAGCAGCCCCGAAAGCGTGAACGCCCCGTATGCAGGACTGCTTGCAGAGAGCCACGAACTGCGCCCGTGACCCTCCCTTGCCTGAGAAGCCGACCACACCGCACATAGCGCGTCAGCCCTCCTCCGCTGTCTCCGACGGCAGCAGCTCGTCGATGTTGTACACCACCTTGTCGATACTCGGCAAGCCTACGAGCTGTGCTACCTCCTCGGCGCGGCTCTTGGGGAACACGATGATGATACGCTCCATTGCCGTCTCGTTGCTTCCCTCAATCTTCGGGAGGTCGTCTGGGTTGATGTCCTCTCCCTGCAACTCGGCAGGAAGTGCCGACGGGTCGAACGTGTCCTCGTCCTCCTCGTCAGTGAGGTCGCCAGCAGGAGCGGCAGGGCTTCCGCTGCTGAATGTCGTTTTTTCGGGTTGCCATACGTCCACACCCCAGCTGCAGAGGTCTTCAGCGTCCCACTCGTTGGCGAGTTTGTCGAAGTCCCACTCACCGAACGAGGCGTTGTCGGCGATGATGAATTCTTTCTTCTCCGCCTCCGAGAGCGAGGAAGCCTTGACAATCTGCAGCGTCGGTTTCTCCAGCCACGACTGCCAGGCTGCAAGCAACGCCTCCTGTTCCGCCTTGGAGAGCCGCTGGTAGTTCTTCGTCCCTGCGAGTGTCTTGGCAATGTCGTCGAGTGGCATTTGCGCGATACGGCTGAAAGCCCTCAGACGCATGTTACCGCCGAGAGCTATCATCTTCTCGTCCACCACTACGGGACGTATCTCAATCATCTTGGGGAACGACAGCAGACGCTCCACCAGCAACGCCAGTTTCCGCTCCGTGATGGTACGGGGGTTGGCTGAGTTTACTTTCACCTGCGACAGCAGTACTTTTTCTGTTTTCATCTTATAACTATTTGAATATTAGTAATTTACAATCACTCCCACGCTTTGTCCTGTTGATACTCCCCGAACAGCCCGAAACGGCACATAGAGGCGTATATGGGGGTGTCGAGGTGGTATGCTTTGCGCAGTTCGTCGGGGTTCATGGTCATTTGACCCTGCAGAAGCACGTTTTCCGCCCTGTCTTTGACGAGGACGTCCACCTCCTGCTTACCTATGCAGCAGGCGAGGGAAACAAACACGTCGCACTTGTTTTGGGATGCGTAGTTCTTGGCGAGGCGGCGAGCCGCGAGGTTGAGAGTGAGGTCAGCTTTTGTGCCGTCTTTCGTCCACGGCGAGCCTCCTCCGATGATGCAGTTGCCGCCGTAGAAGTCCACCGCGAGCTTGCGCCCAGTAGTGCCGCAGTCGGCTATTGAGGAGTGCCGAACGTAGCGTCCCGTGCCGTTGACAATTAGCTTGTAGCGACCGCGCAGCCGCGAGCGTATGAACCGCTTGACCTTGCCGACGGGGGTATCTTCGAGCAGGGGGATAGCCACTATGACCTTGGAGAGCCGCCCGTCCTCTATGACTACCTGCGTCTTGATGTCGAGTCCGCCCAGTCCGCTGTGGAAAAGCTGGTAGCAGAGCCGCTTGGCTATGGTGTGGTCGTCGGGCATTCCGCAGGTCTTGGGGGTGTAGGTCGCCATACCGTGGAAAATGCCTTGGTCACCCCAGCCTCTGTTCCCGTCTACGCCCTGCGCGATGTCGGGTGACTGCTGGCTGATATATATGCCCACGTCGAGGAGGTCGCCGCAGATAGCGTTCTCGTGCCCCCACTTCGCCATATAGTCGCGGGTGTAGCCTATGTCGTTGACGGCAGCGCGGACGTGCGAGGCTATCTCCTCGTTGCTCATTGTGTACTTGGAGGACACCTCGCCGCCGAGGTTGACGCGCCACCCCTTGATTTGTACCTCGACCGCATAGCGCGTGTCGGGGTCATGTTCGATGTATCGGTCGAGCAGCCACTGACTGATGTAGTCGGCAATCTTGTCGGGGTGTCCGAGCGACACGTACTCTGAAACTCGTATCATAGTCCGTTGAATTTGATTTGAATTGATTATTTTCTGCAAATGTACTGAAAAACGATTATAATGTAATCACTTTTGGGGCAAAATCACTCTATTTGAGCCGGAAATGACCCTGATATTGCACTTTTCAGCAGTAAAATCGTGTCGCCCGTTACGAGCTTGTCGGGGGTAGTGCGGAACACCCTCCAGCCGAGAAGGGCAGCGGTGTTGTACTTCTGCATGTCGGAGAGGAAGCCCTGCGGACGGACGTGCCGTCCCTGCGTCCATACTCCGCCCTCCACCTCGACCGCTATCTTGTAGAGCGGCAGGGCGTAGTCGAAACGCCACTTGCGCGGCTTGTAGAAGCGGTATTCCTTGACGCATTCCGCCCCGAGCTGGGAAGCGCACAGCCGCGTGAACAGGTCGTGTTCAGGGGGAGGCGGCGTCTTGGTCTTACGAGTTATTTTTCCCGAATTTTGCGCGAGAGGTGTTTTCTTACTTCGGGTAGGTACTTTATTGTCCATAGTCTTTTTACGTTGTTTCTCGTTGTTTTCTCGCCCTCTACACGATTTATCGCGGCGCGCGCTGGGCGCACCACGATAAACCTTGTGTCAGTGGCTTGCGGTAAAATCAGAACGGCAGGTCTTCCCCGTCGTAGGGGTCGAACGCCTCAGCCCCGAGCGTCCCGTTCACCTGCATTGTCTCCTGCTTGCGCTCCAACGGGCGCAGCCCCCCGAGGATAGGAACGGCGTTGCGCTGCTCCTCGGTCATAGCCTCACGCTGCTCCTTGGGAATGTTCACCTTGACGCAGTGCGTGTCGTTGAACTGGGGGTTCTGCATCTCAATTGCGTTGAGATTGAGGTAGCACCCCTTTTCGCCGAGGAACATGCCGTCGCAGTCGTCCACGGGGATAATCAAACAACGCTTGGTAGCGGTTGTTCCCTTGATGTTCTTGAGGAAAGCCCCCTTGAGTTTCAGGAGGTCAATCCGAATGCTGAAATTACTCATTGTGTTCTTGGTTTTTATTGTTAATACTCAGTGAACTGTTTGTTGTCTCCTCCCCGTCGTCGAGCCTGTCCTTGCCGAGGATGAGTAGTACCGCCGCCACGTTCACAAGTGCGGCTACGGCTATGATTGCTATCCAAAGAACGCCCATTACCGCTCCTCCCTTGGCTTCCTCAGCTCCGCTATCAGGGCGTCCGCCAACTGTACGGCTTCTCTTGCTATCTGAGCGTCGTTCTTGTACTCGAAAGGCAGGTCGCCTCTCTCCGCTGCGGCACGTTGCGCCTGCCCGTCGTCGAGCCACATGGCGCAAGCCGCGTCTTTTGCTATCTCGTACCTGCGCTGCTCCCAGTTGATTTTGGGGCTTTCGAGGCTACGGCTTATGTCCGCCAGTAGGTTGGGGACACGCTCTAAAAATCTCTGTTCTGATACTGTTGTCATTGCTGTTTATTTTGAGGGTTAAACAATTCCATCTGCTCTATGCGCGGCGGTGCTCCTATGAGCTTCTGCGCGCGCTCTATCTCCGCGTCCACCTGCCGCTCCAGTTCCTTGCTGAGCCGCAGGTCTGTACTCGTCCGTGAGCGGAAGTAGTCTTTTTGTTTCTGCCTCATACGGACTACGAGGTCGTAAAATTGTCTTGCGTTCATACTGACTGCTTGTTAATTGCGTAGAGGTCTATCAGGGCGATGATACGCCCGTACAGCTCCTTGTCGTATATCTGTTCCTGCGTAGGGTTCTCGACACGCTCGAGGGCTTCGAGTTCGCGCCTGCACCACTCACGGGGTATGAATTTTCTGTCTGTCATATCGCCGCTCCTTTCTGCGTTAGAACGGGCAGTCGTCCTCGGGCAGGTCGTCGTCGAACGGGAAGTCCAGCTTGCTTGCCTCGAACGCCTCCTCATACTGGCGTCGCTCCGCTTCCACGAGGTGGTTGGTATTGTCCCACGTCGGATCAAGCTCGCTGCCCTGCACCGTAGGGGTGTAACGCCCGTTGTTCAGGTTGTAGCGGAAGAACGCGCTGCCAGTCTCTCCGAGGTGTCTGAACTTGACCTTTTGAACACGCACCTCGACCGTGTTCTCTGCGCGGTGGCGGTGTACCACGATACCGAAGTCCGCCTTGTTGTAGAAGTTCGCCGAGCCGCTGATGTCGTAGAGGTTGGGTATCTCGATGTTGCCCTCCTTGTTCTTCTGCATCTTGGTCGGGTGAGCCATCAGAATTATCAGCACGTCGTTGTGCTGTGCAAACGTGGTGAGCTTGTCGAGCAGGTTGCTGATATACTGCGTCTCGTTGGTTCGTCCCTGCTCGTTCTCCAGTCGGTTGTACGGGTCAATGACAAGCCCTTTTATGCCCTTTCTGCGCACGAGGTACTTGGCTCGCTCCAGTATGGAGTCCACCTTGTAGTCAGCTTCAGGGGCAATGAAGAAGAAGTCCCTCTCCAGCCGTTCCTTGACCTGCCTGTACTCCCCGTAGGTCATTGTGTTACGGCTGAATTTCTTGCCCACGAACTTCTCGATCAGCTTGCTGGCGTGATACGCGAGGGGGAAGTTCTCAGGCGAGAAGTAGGCGAAACGCCAGCCGTAGCGGATATTCAGCCGCTCCGCTATCTCGTCTATGAACTCCGACTTGCCGCTGCCTGGAATACCAGTAACCACGCACAGACGCTTGGTCTCAAACGACAGCAGGCGGTCGAGGTTGTCGTGACCTATTGTTAGTCCGCGCTGCAGCCCGTTCTCGAAGATAGCGTCCAGTGAGGTCTCGAAGTCGGACACCGTGAACACGCCCTCGTACTTGATTTCGGGGGCGTCGGCTATGCATTTCAGCAGGCTCTCCCTCCCGTACTTCATCAGGTGCTCGTTAGCGTCCTTACAGCCCTCGCCATACTCCAGCACTCGGCAGCGTTCCGCCCCGAAGCGGCGCAGCAGCTCGTCGCGCAGCACTACGCCCTTGGTGTCGGTGTCTGAGGCTATGTAGATTGTCTCCTTGTCGTCGAAGTACTCCTCGATGTAGTCGTCGAGGTAGCTGAGGTTGGCATTCGCCCCGTTCGGGACGCTCACCACGTCGTGCCGTCCGCACTCGTAGAACGTCAGCGCGTCCATTTCGCCCTCAGTGATGATGCACTCCGAGCAGCCCTTGATAGCGTCGATATTGTAGGGCAGGAGTTCCGCCCCCGATACCAGCTTGAAGCACTTGTCTCCCGTGCGGAACTTGGTGTTCACCAGCTCACCGCCTCGGTAGTAGTTGAACTGTATGGTGTTCGCCTGCCCGTTCTTCTGAGGCATCCACTCCGTCCCCTCCGTGATACGCATAGCGGTGAGGGTAGCGGTGCTTATGCCACGGCTGGCGAACCACGCCACCGCCCTGTCCGAGAGCCGAGGACTTCCCGTTGTCTTGGGCTTCTTGTAGGTCTTCGGCTCCCGTCGTATCTGCTTCGGGGTGAACCACGGCTGCTGCTCCATCCACCGCTTTTTCTCATCTTCTGTGTACTCGGTGGCGTTACCGCTGAAGCCGCAGTAGTGGCAGTTGAACGCTCCAGTAGCGAGGTTGCATGAGAGCGACTTGTCGCGCTTGTCGTGACGCTGGTCGCGGCACTGTGGGCAGTACACCTTGACGTTGCCCGAAGTACGTCCGCGAGGGACGCCCTCTATGCCGAACTTTTCCCAATTGAAACTGCTCATACGCCTACACTCCTGCTATCCAACTGTTAGACTCCTTGCTCCAGTAGTAGTCAGCCCCAGGGCGCGGCGGTGCGCTCATCGGGACGGGCTTCCCCGTGCCGTAGCGTCGTGTGCCGAGGCTGTCTATCCATTCGCCCTCTCCGAGGTTCACGTCTGCTCCGTCTGCGGTTTTCCTTGCGCCCCGTCCGTCGCGTTTCTCCCACGTGCGGACGGCTGCTCTCCAGTCTTTCATCGGACTGTTGCCCACTTTCCATCCCTTGCTCTCGTAGAAGTCCACGAACGCCTCCGCGCTCACGCCGTTGCCTCTTTCCTCGCAGTACGCCCTGACCTCCTCTACTGAGGGGCGAGTGAAGCGTTTCGCCTTGCTCTCCTGCTGTGGCGCGACGGGAGCTGCGGTAGCCGCTGCGACTTTCTTTTTTACTCCGTTAGGAGTTTTTTCTTTATTCTCCGTACCCAGTTCTACTGGTACACCAGTACCCGTTACAGTTCCAGTAACGGTATCAGTATCAGTAACAGTATCTCCCGTATTGTCCCGTATAGGGTCGCATACGGTCGTATCGTCCGTAGAAGCGTCCAAGCCGTGTTCCCTGCGGTAGCGTTCCCAGCGTTTCTTCACCGCCTCCTTGCGCTGCTGGATAGACTTGTCGTACTTGGCTTCGTAGTTGTCTATGTGCTGGAATACGAGGCGCAGGAGCATACGTAGCGACCTGTCCTCGGGACGTTTCCCCTCAAAAGCGTAGGCGAATATCGCGTTCAAGTACTCGCGGTATTCTGCGTCGCTCATCTCATCGGTGGGTATCAGCCAGTCTCTGTGTATAACAATCGTATTTTTCATTGCATTGAAGCTATTATCGAAGTGCGTAATTTCTCGTTCTTGGCGTTCCAGTCGAACGTGCGTATCATCCACTGCCTATACTGCATCGGGACGTCGCGCAGCCGCTCTCCCTTGTACTTGCCGAACGGCATTGTCTCTATCGGCTGAGCCGCCTGACGGTCAACCATAGCGGTGTCCGCCTTGGTGTACTTGCCGATGTCGTGAATAGGAATACCCGAGAGGAGCCGTCCTCCCGAGCCGAACATGCGCCATATCTTGCCCTGCTCGAACACGATATCCTCTACCTTGCCGAAACGCTCGACGTTGCCGCCGAGGTCAACTATGAGGCAGTCGGTCTTGTCGGGGTCGATACGTGTTCCACGCCCCACTATCTGATAGTAGAGGGCTATCGAGGCGGTGCTGATACCGAACACGATGCAGTCAATGCCCGTGTAATCGAAGCCCGTGGAGAGGACGCGCACGTTGAATATCACGCGCAGCTGCCCAGCCTTGAAACGAGCCAGCACCTGCTCACGCTCTCGCTTGTCCTGCTCCCCGTATATCACGCCCGAGCAGGGGTACTGCTTGGAGAGCTGTATAGCGTCGTCCACGGAGGGAACGAACGCCAGTACGTGCCGCCGCTCGGGGTGAGCGTCCAGCGCGTCTATCACGGACTGAGTTCCGCCGTTAGCGTCGTAGGCTTTCTGCACGCTTTCCTCGGTGTACTCACTCTTGCTGGAGTTGAACACGAGCAGGCTGCTGTCAAAAGCGTTCTGTGTGTACTGGAGTGGCGACCAAAAGCCCATTTCGACCATTTCCTGCACCTGCCCGACGTGTATTATGTCCTTGAAGAAATTGCCTTTCTTTGACCGCGATGTCAGCATTACGAGCTTCGAGAACGTGCAGCCGTCGCGGTCGCGGTTGGTCTGCAGTTTGACGGGGGTAGCCGTTATACCCAGCACGTGCGTTATGCCGCTTTCGCGCAGGAACGTACCGAGCATGCTGTCCGCCTCACGAGGGTACAAGTGAGCCTCGTCGATGAGCATCTTGGTGAAGCCGAGAGCCTTGAATTTTGCGCCGAGAGCCTTGATTGAGCCTATGGTTGCATACGTTATTGGGACAATCTCCTTTCGTCCGCAGGAGGCACTAAAAATGCCTGCGTTCGACCCGAAATCTCCGCACAGGGTGATGTACTTCTTGTAGTTCTGCTCCAGCAGCTCCTTGCTTGGCTGTAGGACTATGAGGTGGTCGCCGCTGTACTTGGCCACGTATGCCGTGAGTATGGACTTGCCCCACGCCGTCGGCAGCACTATGAGGCTGGGACGGGGCTTCTCCTCACGGAAGAAACGGATAGCCTTGTCTATCGGCTCGACCTGATTTTTACGCAATGTTATCATTCTGTCGTTTGAGGTTAAAAAGACACTCCGCAGGTAGGGCTAACCACGCAATAACAGCAGCGTCGGAACTCCTTTCGGTGCGCTCCACCCTTGTGCGGAATGTCGGTATCGTTGTAACTGTCTTAGCCATTTCCCAAGCTGTCTTTCGGTTGTAAGCCATTACCGCGTAATCACTTTTCGGGTTGAGAAATTCTAAGTGCTTTCTGTAGGTCGGAAGCCGTCACGGGCTGTTTCGCTGCCAGCCGAGCGCGCAGCTTCTTGGCGAGCCGTACCGTGTTGTGGGCACGGGTACTCTTTCCGAGCGACGGCTGTAGAGCCTCGCAGAGGGCGTCTATGTAACGCACCATTTCGTCACGCTGGCTGTTTGAAATCAGTATCATGCTGCCTCCTTTCGTCCGTTATTTGAGCAGGAAACGGCGTGCGCCCTGCACGGTCTTGGTGAACTCCTTTGCGAGGTCGGGGTACGCCTTGGCGAATGCCTTGGAGTCGAACTTCTCGCTGTCCTTTGGAGCTTTCCATGTGGCGAGGGTCTGACCGCCGAAGCTGATAGCCTCCGCGTCGCCGAAGCCCATCTTGATAGCGCTTTCCAGTTCCTCCTTGCGGCGTTCCAGCTCCGCCAGTTCCTCTTTCAGCCCTTTCAGCTGGTGGTAGGCTTCCAGTATGTCCTCACCGACCTCCACGGTCTTTCCCTCCGTGTGGCGGTTGTACTTGATGAGTACGTCCTGCACGTTGACGGGCTGCGGCTCCTGACCGCCCTTGATGTAGTCCACCCAAAAGCGTTCCACCTCCTCGACGAGGAACTCGTAGAAGTCGCGGTCGAAGTCGATGTCCTTGTAGCCGAACTCACGCCCTGCGGTGAGCCAAGCGAGCGAGCCGTGCTGCATGCCCGATACACCCAGCTGATAGGTGAGCTGGCAGAACCAGTGCTTCGGCAGGTCGTCACCGTCCACGCTCATCTGCGTGGTCTTGCACTCCAAGATACCCTTGTTGTCGTTGTTGTGTACCTGACCTGCGAGCCAGTAGGTGCGGTCGGGCGACACCTGCAGGTAAGGGCGTTCGTTGCTGCGTATGAGCCAGTCCCCTGCGCTGCTCTTGATTACCTGCTGTCCCGTAGCGTCAGCCCAGAACTGAGCCACCGCGTCCTCCAGGTAGTGACCTGCTTTCATCGCGAACGTCTCCTCCTTGGGGGCGTCCAGCCCTACCTTGCGTCTCCACAGCTGGTACGGGGTCTCGTAGGGGTTCAAGCCTACAATGGTGGCTACCTCGGAGGAGCCGATACCGCTTTTGCGCACTTCCAGCCACTCCTCGCGGCTGCTCGGTCTGATGATAGTAGTACTCATATCCTATTCCTCCCCATTGATTAGGTTATCACTCTTGCGGACGAGGCAGAAGTCCATCCACAGGTCGGCGAACTGCGTGCCGCTATACGCGGCGAGGTCGCTGTTCTTAAAGCAAAGGCGAGAGCCGATGTACGCATACGAACCCGAGGGGGCGTAAATCGAGCACGCAGAGGCGAAGCCCGCATATTCGGTCTTCCAGTCGCCTCCCAACTCACGGTAGGGGTGTTCATTTCTCCAGTCCTCGTCCTCGTCGTTCTCCCAGTCCTCACGGCTCTTGTAGAACCAAAACCACGGTATCCATCTCCACTCACTCCACTCACCAGCGGTGAAATGAGGCTCCCATCCCTCGTTGAGAGCGGCGGTGATGATTTCCAGCTTCAGGACGGCACGGATGAACGGGTCGTTGTCCTCCACGTTGTCCGCCCACTGGTAGTACTTGTCCACGAGGGGGTGGTCTGAGCCAAGTACGTTGCAGGCGTCCTCAAAGGTGCGGACGCGCTCAGTGATGTCCTGCGGCTTGAATGTGTCCTTGCCGAACAGCGTTTCGAGCAGCTGTTTCTGCTCTGCGCTTGCGCCGTTGTAGGCTGCAAGTACGTTCTCTTTCTTGATTTCGATGTTGCTTACCATTTTGAATTGAATTTATAGGGTTATTGATTGTTTTCCTTGATTTCTCCTGTCGTAGGGTCGTCTGACTGGGCAGGGGCAGGGGCAGGGGCTGCGCCAGTAGCACGGGCTATGGCTGCTTCTGCGCGTTCCTTGGCGGTGGTCGCTTTCTTCTTGGCGGCGGCTTCCTGCTGCGCCTCGATAGCTGGCTTGATGAATGTCTCCTGCACGGTGGTGGTTCCCTCCTTGATAGCGTTGGCGGTGGCGCGAAGCTCGAATATCATGCTCTTGTCTATCTCGTCAACGGACCTCACGTCGAGGTACTGGAGTATCTGCGCCTGCGTCACGCCCAGCTTGGCGAAGTAGGCTATCACGTTCTGACGGCTCTGTTCGAGGTCTATTGACTGACCGAGAGCCACCCTCTTGACCTCGTTGATGACTTTCTTGGTGACGGCTTTCGGAATGACGGCGAGGACGGCGTTGCGGAACGCTATCGCGGCTGCGGCGTTGCCCGTCACTACCTGCATGTCCTCGGAGTAGGTCTTGCCGTACTTGTCTGTGATGCGCCGCTTGACCTCTTTCATCACGGCGAAATTGGTTTCGAGGTCGTGGCATACGGCTTGCGCGGTTATCATCTTGCCGTCGTTGCCGACGATGTGGGTAGCCACACGGAGGTTGCCCCAAGCTCCAGCGATGATTTCCGCCATGCGGACGGACAAGCCCTCAATCACGGTGTCCTGACCGCCTGCTCCCTTGCGGCGGAGGACGTAGAAGCAGTCCTCGGCTGTCTCCTTGTCCATGCAGGCGTAGGTGGCGATTTTGTTCAGCGTGGCGTTGATGTCACGGGGGTAGTTCTTTGCGGTGGCAATCTGAATGTCGATTTCCGCACGGTTGACCGCTTGCAGCATGTCAGCCTGATTGATTTCGATGATGTTGTTACTCATGACTGTTATTGTTGATTATTCGGGGTCTGACGGCTTTCCCCATTGCCTTGTTGTTCGATGTAGTAGCGCGAATACCTGACGGTCTTGCCAGTGATACGGCTCACGCCCTCCTCCATGCGCTTGGTGATGTTCAGCCCCTCGCGACGCAGGTCGCTGATTCGTGATGCCAGCCTGTAGCAGCCGTAGTCGCGCAGGGCTTCGAGCGGCGTTATAGAGCCGCCCTCGGTCAGCCTCCTGCGAATGAGGCTCTTGTGGGTCTCGTTCTGACTTGTCATATCGTCTTTCTCCTTATGCGGTTTATGGAGTTACGGGTGACAGCCTGCGCCTCGATTTCAGCCTGCGTCGGCACGCGTCGTTCAAGCATCCAGTCCTCCAGCTCCGATTTCTTGAAATACAGCTTTCGGCACTTCTTGTAATAGGGTATCTGCTTCTCGCTGGTGAGGCGGTACAGATGACCCTTGCTCAGTCCCGTGAACGCAACCGCCTCCTCGAAGTCCAGTACGGGTTTCGCACCGATGAGGGTCAGCTGCTCCAAGCGGTCGAAGCGTTGTCCGAGAGCGGTCATTATGTCCTCGCTCATACGTCCTCCTCCTTTGTCATTTCGTCAATGAAGCTCTGCGGCAGCAACCCGTGTTTGCATAGGTGCTTGCCAATCTGCACAAGTCCGTAGAGGGTAGCCAGCGCGCCGAATTTCAGGATGAAGAACTGTCCGAGGGTCATAGGGTTGTCGGGAGTCTCCTCACCAATCAGCAGTAGGAACGCGAACATTCCCACGCCTACCAGCGTTGCGAGCACCGCCCACCTCGCCAGTTCTGCAATTGTACTCCGTTTCATGCCTTGCCCTCCAGTTTAAGCCGCGCAGCGACGCGCTTGTGGATAGTGTAGATAGTCCCGAGGGAGTACAGTCCGTACTTGTTCATCAGGTGTCTGGCTACCTCCGTCTTGCTGCTTCCCGGAACGCTGCGCATCTCCTCGAAGTCGAGGTAGATTTTCATGTCACGCTCCTCTCGTTGCTTCTGCAACTCTGTCTTGAATGTCTGCTGCATACTCAATTATTTTTGGTTCAACATTAAATTCCCCATCGGTTTATTTCCGATATTTATTCTTTTTGCGTAAATTTGTCCGCTATAAATAGCGACTACGAAATAGTTTGCGGCAAAATTACGAAATAAATTTCATTCACGAAATAAATTTCGTAAAAAAGATGCGAAAAATTTTTCACCCTGTGTATAACTCACAATAGAACAACAGATTATGATAGACATCAAAAAATTGCGAGAATTGAAAGGGTTGACGCAAAAGGAACTTGCTGAAAGATGCAATGTTACGTTGCGTACAGTACAGAACTGGGAGCAGGGGAAGCATATTCCCGAAAGCACCTTGATACTACTCGAGTTGCTCGGATACCCTGTAAAGGAGGGCGAAATCATTTCGTCTTTCGCTTCGGGCAACGGTGTTAGCGTTTCGGCTGCGCAGGGCAGTCGGGTGAATGTGGCAAAATCGAAGGAGGACACTGAATCGGATAAATTTCTCGCCGCGCTTGAACGCCAGCAGGCTCTCCTGCTTGAGCAGATGAAAGCGAACAACAAGCGTGACGAGCAGATAGACCGCCTGCTGTCCTTATTAGAGAACAACAAGTAATGAAAGGAGAAGATATGAAGAAAAGGAGTTTATACTTGGCGGTCGCCTTGACTGCGGTAGCCCTGTTCGGTTGCTCCAAGGACGGGGAGGAAACGGTGATAGAGTCGGGACAGGAAGCGTATCTCAGGGAACTCGCCACCACCCTGCACGGAAGCTGGAAAGGTGAGCTGTACAGTTCGGTGACGAACACCACCGAACACGAGGACATTGTGTTCAAGAAATGGGACAAGCCGCAGGAGGTAGTGAGCCTGTTCGGTACGTTCACGGGGTACGGCGTAGCCGAGCTGCACCACTACTACGACGACGGTCTCCTGCTCACCGAGGACTACTGCATATTCGCCCTCGACACGTGGGGGAACGAGCCGCTGGTGATTTTCTACCCGTGCAACGACGAGCTGGAGGTGATGAGCCGAGAGGACAAGCGGAACATCGAGATGCTGGACGGTAACAGCTTCAACATGCGCTCCTACGGGACGGGCGAGGCTACCAGTCTGCACTACACCCGTCAGAACTGAGTTATTTTTCCCGAATTTCAACGAGAGCGCAATTATAGACCTTGTGTTGTGTAATTTACTGCCCGAAGTCTATAATTGTGCGAGAGGGGCTAAAAATTGCGTTTATGAATACACGATTGAGACAGATAATAGACTACAAGACGAACGGCAAAAAGAAAGTGTTCGCGGAGCTGATAGGATGGAAGCCGCAGTACCTCGGCAAGCTGCTGCACGGCGACGACTTCGGGCTGAAGCCCGTCATCGCGCTGCTCACGGCTCTGCCCGAAATCAACGCCCGTTGGCTGCTGCTGGGAGAGGGCGAAATGCTCACCCCAAGCGGAGCGGCTGCAATCCGTCAGGGCGTATTCGCACACATCGAGCAGGTGCTGAACATAGAACGCTACCTGCCCTATATGACCCCGAAGGAACTGAGCGTCACGGAAGCCGCCCTGCTGAAAGGGACTGCGCCCGTGTTCGGTCAGGAGCGCATTGACGAGTGGGAGAGCCGCATCGCAGAGCGCGAGGGGCTGATACGTGAGAAGTTCGTACAGGCACAACAGAAACAGGAGGGAAAATCATGCAGACAGCCGATAGCCAACGAATAATAGGACGGTTCTTCGAAGCCCTGCAGAGGCTCAAAAGCGACCGCAAGATACGGGGGAAGCAGACATTCACCCGTGAACACGACATCAACCGCTGGAACATGAACACGCTGGAGAAAGACCACTCGCGCGACATATTCCAGCCAGCGTGGCTGACCTACCTTGTAGAGGACTACGACGTGTCGGCGCAGTGGCTGCTCACTGGTAAGGGCGAGTTCTACCGCAAAAAGAAAGCGGAGAGCAAATAACGCACTCCGCTGTTCCTTATTCCTTATCCTTATCCTTGCCGCCGCCGACCGTCGGGGCGAGAATGCTTGGTATGGCAGCGACCGCCGCCTGCTTGTTCTTGTCCATTACACGGGCGTAAATCTGCGTCGTGCCTATCTCGCGGTGTCCGAGCAGCTTGCTCACCACGTAGAGGTCTGTGCCGATGTCGAGCATCATAGTGGCGAACGTATGACGGGCGCAGTGGAACGTGATTTTCTTATCAATGCCAGCCCGTAGCACCCACTCCTGAATAGCCTTGTTCGTGCAGGTCGGGGAGTGTATGTCCGTGAACGGGTGTTCGTTGGGCTTGCCCCGTTCCCCCATGAGGACGCGAGCCTCCTGCGTGATGTCGAGGTACTCCTGCCCCTTGGTTTTCTTCTGCTTGAAGATGAGCCGCGTGAACTCCCCCTGCTCGTACACGTCTCCCCATGTGATGCGCAGCACGTCGCTCCGCCGCAGCCCCGTGAGGCAGCTGAACAGGAACGCCGCCTTGATTTGAGGGTACTCGCAGTCCACCTGCGCGAGCCGTTTCACCTCGTCAATAGTGAGGTACATCCGCGTCCCCTCCTCCGACTTGAAGCCCTCAATGCCGCGCAGGGGGTTGTAGGGTATGATGCGCTCCTCGAACGCCTGATTGATGCAGGCTCGCAGCTTGTTGAAATAGCTCACCTTGCTGTTGCGGGCGAGGGGCTTGTCCTTGAGCCGCTTGCGGATGTCGTGATGCCAAGCGACCGCGTCGTGTTCGAGGTAGTCCTTGAAGCCCTGCACCCATTCGGGCGTGATGTCGGCAAAGGTCAGCGTCTCCCGTCCGTCGTAGATTTTCAGGTGGTGGTAGCAGCTGCGCCAGTTGCCCCAGTTGCCGCTCTTCTCCTCACCGCGCCGCCGCTCCACCATAGCGCGGTAGTAGTCGTAGAAATTTGTCTCGGTGGCGAATGCGCTCTTGAAGCCGTACACGCCGTTGCGGAGCTCCACCACACGCTTGGCGCGGATTGCGTCCGCGAGGCGCAGCGTCTCCTTGTTCTTCTCCTTGTCCGCCCGTGTCCGTTCGGGGACAAGATACAGTTTCAGATACTCATACGAGCGCACACCGTTGATGTAGATGTCGAGGTACAGCGTAGTGTTCCCCGACGGCATTTTGCGCTGCCGTAGCTTGATAGGTTCTTTAGAGTCGTTCAT